AGTTTCTACCTATTACACACAAACCGCATAAGGAGAAATCATGGCCACAACAGTAATAACAGGTCGCGATGTTTCGTTGTCTTTCACAGGTGGAACAGACATCGAAGCACAAGCGACAAACGCAGTTTTAACCAAAGAGTTTGATCGTCAAACTTACCAGACACTTGATGGCGAAGCCTACAAAGTGGTTAATTCCAGTGCTACTTTTCAATTAGACATGTTGGCTGACTGGGGTAAAACATCATCAGTTTGCGAAGCAATTTGGGCAGCATGTGATACATCACCAAACGCAGAAATTAGCATTACACTAACAGCAGCGACTGGAGCACAATTTGTGTTTCCAGTATTGCCAGTTTACCCAACCGCAGGTGGCTCAGGAGTAGATGCTCAAACAGTATCTTTTACATTCCCAGTTGCACGTGGCGAAGTTACTGAAACATTTAGTTAAGAAATAAAACGGGAGCAAACAAATGAAACTACCAATAACAATTGAATACAACTCAGGAGAGCAGGAAACGTACATAGCCCAACCTCCTGAGTGGGCGAAATGGGAGAAACAGACAGGAAACACGATTGGACAAGCGGGCGAAAAACTTGGCATCTGGGATCTTATGTTTCTTGCTTATCATGCCCATAAGCGTGCTATCGGTGGCGCAAGACCAGTCAAGCCGATGGATGCCTGGATGGAAACAGTCGCAGACGTAATTGTCGGTGATGGTGATGACCCAAAAGTCATCCAGAAGGAAGCGTAAGTCGCTTACTGGTTCAGGTGGCAATAGCCACTCAAATACCAATGAGTGAATGGACAACCGCAGAAGATGTATTAACTGCGATCGAGATATTAAAGGAGCGGAAGTGAGTGATGTTAAAATTGCGTATGACCGCTCCGATATTCGAAACATTCTCAGAGCGTTCAAACAAATGGACGATCAGGCAACAGATGAAGCACGAAGTCAATCTGCTGCGTTGGCGTATTTTGCATCAGAAGAAATTAAACAAGCAGCATCTGGCAGAACTAAAGGCACAAAGGCAGCGCAAAGAATTGCGGACGGCGTATCAATTAGCAAATCCTCAAAGATTGGTGAGTTCTCTTACGGCTTCGCACGTCAAAAGTTTTCAGGTGGTGCTACAACGCAAACCCTATGGGCTGGTTATGAGTTTGGTTCAAATAATTTCAAACAGTTCCCTACATATAGCGGACGGCAAGGCAGAGGTAGTCGAGGATGGTTTATCTATCCGACCCTTCGCAGAATTCAGCCTGAATTAGTGAACAAGTGGGAAGCAGCTTTTGATCGCATACTTAAGGAGTGGGCATAATGGCAACTGGTAATCGTACCCTTAAGTTATCCATTCTTGCTGATGTTGATGATCTTAAAAAGAAGTTAAATGAAGCCAATGGCGATGTTGAGGTCGCTGCAACTGGGCTTGAGAAGTTTGGTAACAAGGCTGCTGCTGCTTTTAAATTAGCTGCAGTCGCAGCTGCTGGAATGGCAGTCAAGATCGGCGTAGATGCAGTTAAAGCAGCCTCGGATCTAGCAGAAGAAGTTTCTAAATCACAAGTAATCTTTGGCGATGGCGCAGGTGAAATTGAAGCCTTTGCTAGTAAGGCAGCCAAAGCCTTTGGACAAACAAAACAACAAGCGATTCAAGCATCTTCAAGTTTTGCAGTATTTGGTAAAGCAGCAGGATTAGCAGGTGGCGATTTAGTTAAATTCTCAACAGACTTTACAGGCTTAGCATCTGACCTAGCATCTTTCAATAACACATCACCAGAGGATGCAATCCAGGCAATCGGTGCAGCTCTACGAGGTGAAGCAGAGCCATTGAGAAGATACGGCGTTTTGCTTAATGATGCTACTTTAAAACAAGCAGCACTTGAATTAGGCATCTATGATGGCACTGGAGCACTAACTGCTCAGCAAAAGGTATTGGCAGCCCAAAAGGTTATTTACGAACAAACCACAGATGCACAAGGAGATTTTGCTCGAACATCTGATGGACTAGCAAACAAGCAAAGAATTCTTACTGCTGAGTTTGAAAACATTAAAGCAAAAATTGGTGAAGTTCTTTTGCCAATGGTTCTTAAATTTGTAACCTTTATTACTGATAGCGTGTTGCCTAATTTAACAAAGTTTGCTGAATTCTTTAAACCAATTACACAAGCCATCATGGACAACAAAGAAGTATTTCAGGCGTTTGCTGATTTTATCACTACCTATGTCGTACCAGTTTTATCGTTTGCTTTAGGTAATGCATTAAAGAGCGTTGGAGTTATTGCAGGTGGAGTTATCGATATTGTCGGAGGAGTTATTAGAGCAGTTGAGAGCGCAGTATCAGGAGCAATCTCAGCGATCAATGCAGTTATTCGTGCTTACAATGCCATTCCAATTTTGCCAAACATTCCTACAATTGGCGGATCTGCTTCTGTAGCAACCGCAGCAACCTCAACTGCAACAGCATCAACTGCCACATCTAGCGCGACCGCTGCTCAACAAGCAAGCGCAGCTTCAAGAGCTGGAACTACAGTAAACAACATTACAGTTAGGGCAGTCGATGCCGAAGGTGCTTCAAGAGCTGTTGCAAAGGTATTGAGCCAATCTTCAGCCAGATCAATCCCAGCGTTGGCAGGCACTAGCGTTCGAGGCAATTGATGACTGTCTTTACTCCTGAATGGCGACTGTTTGTTAATGGTGTTAATTATACAAACGTAGCAATCTCAGATATATCGCATGAAAGTGGCCGGACAGATATTTATCAGCAACCCAATCCAGGATATATTCAGGTTGATCTAGTTGCATTAAACAATGAAACTTATGATTTCCAGGTAAACGATGGCTTAGCACTTCAGGTCAAAAACAGTGCGGGCACTTACGTATCGATCTTTGGTGGCAACATCACAGACATAACAGTTTCAGTCGGTGCTACTGGATCAGTTGGCACAGTTCTTGGATATTCAATTATTGCATTAGGTGCACTTGCTAAATTGCCAAAGATCATTACAACTGGAATTTTATCTCAAGATCAAGATGGCGATCAGATTTATGCACTGCTAAGCCCGTTTTTATTAGGCAACTGGAATGATGTTCCACCAGCTGAAACCTGGGCTACATACTTAGCCACAGAAACTTGGGCTAATGCTAACAATATAGGTTTGGGCGAGATTGATCAGCCTGGACAATACACAATGGAAAACCGATCATCTTCAGAAGATACTGTTTACAACATAGCATCGCTAATTGCCAACTCAGCATTTGGTGTTTTATATGAGGACAACGTAGGCAATATCGGGTATGCAGATGCTTCACATCGCCAGAATTACGCAGCAACAAATGGATTTACTACCATTTCAGCCAATACTGCAATTGCATCAGGATTAGCCACAAAGACCCAAATCGGCGATGTCCGAAATTCAATCGCCATCAACTATGGAAACAATTTTGGATCTCAAAAAACTGCATCTGACACAGATTCAATTGCAACTTATGGCTACAAAGCCGAAACTATCAACTCAGTCATTCACAATGCAAGCAATGCCCAAAATGTAGCTAATCGGTATATCTCACTGCGAGCCTACCCAAAGCCAAACTTTGATAGCATCACATTTCCAATTACCAACTCCGAAATGGACGATGCTGACAGAGATGCCCTATTGGGGATCTTTATAGGCCAGCCGATTATGATCACAGATTTACCTACTCAGATTTCTACTGGAGGAATTTTTGAGGGGTATGTTGAAGGATGGAATTGGAGCACATCTTTCAATCAACTATTCTTAACCATCAATTTGAGCCCAATTGAATTCTCTGCAGTATTCCAGGACTGGTCAGAGGTCAATGCTTCAGAGGCTTGGAACACATTATCAGGTACAATTACCTGGCAGACAGCGATAGGAGTAATTTCTTAATATGGCAACAACAACCAACTATGGGTGGACAACCCCAGATAATACAGATCTGGTTAAGGATGGCGCACTTGCCATTCGTACTTTGGGTTCTTCTGTCGATACGACAACCAAAGCCCTTAACCCATCAACAACCTTAGGCGATATTGAATATCGTTCTGCAACTGCAAATACCAACACAAGATTAGGAATTGGTACATCTGGTCAAGTTTTGACAGTTTCTGGCGGGGTGCCTGCTTGGGCAAACGCAACTGGTGGAGGCAAAGTCTTGCAGGTAGTTTCAACTTTAAAAACTGATACATTTTCAGCTGCTTCAAATTCGCTAGTTGATATTACTGGTTATAGCGTATCTATTACTCCAACCTCAGCTACAAGCAAAATTTTAGTATTAGTAAACTTAAATGGTAATGGTACAAATGGAAGCAACGGAGCAGTTTTTGCATTGTTGCGCGGTTCAACTGATATTGCAGCCCCATCATCTCCAGGTAGCAGAGACGCAGGTTTTGGAAATATCTACATTAATGATGCAGCGCAAATGGGATCAACAAGCATCACAGTTTTGGATACTCCAGCAACAACTTCTGCTTTAACCTACAAAGTGCAAGGTCAAAACACGGGAACAAGTAGTGGAAGTTTTTACATTAACCGAACAGTGCAAGATGCCAACGACAATAATCATTCAAGAACGTGTTCTTCAATTACAGTAATGGAAATTGGTGCATAATGATTGACTATACAAAAATCCTAAACGCAAAATACCCAGGTTCTCAATGGTCATTAAATGGCGATGATTATGATGGTTTGACTTGGTTGTCAGATACACCTAAACCGACCAAAAAGAAGTTAGATGATCTATGGGCAGAAGTGCAAGCAGAAATCCTTGCTACTGAAGAAAATAAAAAATCTGCCAAAGCGGCATTACTTGATCGTCTAGGCATTACAGAAGCAGAAGCAAAACTTCTTCTATCTTAATGAAACCCTGGATTAGCAAATCTGTCATTCAATTACGGGAGCAAATTGATGACTGTTTCCCAGATCGGGATCGTTCTTCTGATGGTATTTATGGGGATGCTAGGCATGCACTTAAAAAGAGCGATCACAATCCGACTAGCGATACGGGTGTGGTTCGGGCTATCGATGTGGACAAAGATTTAAACAAGATTAAAACTCTTAGCCTGGATCTATTTGAACAGCTGAGATTATTTGCAAAAGCAGATAAGAAGAAACGCATCACTTACATAATCCATAATGGTAAAATATGTTCTGCTAAAGGAAACTGGAAATATAGGGCTTACACAGGCTATAACCCACACAAAGCACATATCCATATTTCTTTTAGCCCTGCGGGAGATCAGGACAGTTCGTTTTTCGACATCCCACTTCTCGGAGGTAAAATATGAAACTATCAAAAAAACACAAAGCAGCAATCAAGTCCTACCTAAGAGCTGTTGCAGCTGGTGGCATCACAGTTGCCCTTGCAATCGTTGGCGATGTAAAGCCTGAATACGCAGTATTGCTTGGTGCAATAATTGCTCCTTTGATCAAGGCGATAGATCCAAAAGAAAAAGAATTTGGCATTACGACTGAATTATGAGCCAGTCAGAATTCTTTACTCTTTACTTTGCAACCATCGGTGTAATCGGTGGCTTTGCTAGTTATGTCATCACTCATTTAATGGCTGAAATTAAACGCCTTAATGAGCGTGTCGATGAGATCTATAACATACTCCTAGAGCGATAATTTAAAACATGGCAAACACACGCAAGAAGCAAGCACCTCGCAAAAAGATTGCGAAGAAGCGGATTGTGCGTAAGTCGCCAGAGCCATTGTCAAAGATCGACATCCATTACATCGCTTTACAAGAGTGCTACAAATCAGCTCGTAAAGCAGGATTTAGTGAAGGTGTTGCACTTTGGATGATGACTGAGAAGCACACCTTTCCCGACTGGATTGTCGGAGATGGTGGGATCATTCCATCAATTGATCCAACTGAAGAAGATGAGGATTTAGATTAAGCGATACTTGGTTATTTCAGATTTACAGATTCCCTATCACCATGAGGCAGCTGTTAAAAATGTTATCAAGTTAGCAAGACGGGAGAAGTTTGACAGTGTTCTTAATGTTGGCGATGAGATTGATTTTCAAACCATTTCTCGATGGGCTGAAAAAACACCTTTGGCTTATGAGCAGACTTTGCACCGCGATCGTGAACTCACTCAGCAGATACTTTGGGATCTCACCGAGCACGCTAGAGAGGCTCATATTGTCCGCTCTAATCATACTGATCGGCTATATAACACTCTTTTAAAAGTACCTGGCTTAATCAGCCTTCCAGAGTTGCAGTACGACAAGTTTATGGACTTTGCCACAATGGGCATTACATTTCACAAGACCTTTTACGAGTTTGAAAAAGGCTGGTTGCTTGGTCATGGCGATGAAGGAAACACCAATCCCAACGCAGGCTTAACTGCCCTTAATCTGGCCAAAAAGGTCGGTAAGAGCGTTTTAATAGGCCATACCCATAAACTAGGGCTATCTTCGTTCTCAGAGGGCTTAGGAGGCCATTACAGGACGATTTACGGCATAGAGGCCGGCAACCTAATGAACAAAGCCAAAGCCTCATACACAAAGGGAATCGCTAACTGGCAGATGGGCATTGTAATCCTAGACTGGGATGGTAAGAATATGACCCCTACGCTCATCCCAATTAACAAAGATGGATCATTTACAGCTCTTGGAAAGTCCTATGTCTAGGGAAACAGATTACAAGCCACGCACAATCGATGAGCATATTGATGTCATTGATAACAGTATCGTTATTTAACACGCCGATACACCTAGCCACATTGTCGCTGATCTAGCACATACTTAATCCCAACAGGCAAGTTGCCTGGAGATCGGGAGCGAATAAATGGAAAACATTTCAGATCAAATGGCTTTAACCATCATTATCGTTGGTGGTTTTAGTTTTATGTTTTTAATGATTTGGTTAGATGATCGTAAGAATCGCAAATGGGATGAAGCATGGCGTGCTGGTTATGAACAAGGCATGAAGGTAGTGAACAGAAATGTCCGCTAATCGTGAAGCAATATTTGATGAGGCAAGATTACTCATACAAGATCGAGGTCGAATTTATGGATCTCCTTATACCAACCACAAACGAATTGCAGAGCTGTGGAGTGCAATCTTGGAATTCCCAATTACTGCACACCAAGTTGTCCTTTGCATGGCAGGGGTCAAGATCGCTCGTCTTGTTGAAACGCCATCACATCACGACAGTGTTGTCGATGCGGTCGCATACTTGGCATTCTACGAAGACGTTGTCAAAGGTCAATTAGATGACGATCAAGAGAAATTTTAATGCCAGTGTTTGGTGTGATTATTGTAAAGCGCAGTATGGAGCGCATACGATCAAAGGTCAGAATCCATCGACCTGGATCTCAACAAGCCAAAACGGCTTACAAAGAGCCTACTGCGATAAATGCCGACACGGCATGGAGGCTTGGCATGATGGTAGCACTTGGGATCTTCGAGCCCAACAGGAATACCGACAAGGAAAACAGGAGATAAATTATGGCTTTTAATTTGGAGGATTATGAAACTGTGGAAGAAAGATTATCCAAGTTCTGGAAAGACTGCCCAGACGGGCGAATCGAAACAGAGCGAGTTGTCGCAGCTAACGCTCCGAGCGATGAATATGTATTTGTGGCTCGGCTATTTAGAACTGAGGCTGATCAACATCCAGTATCGACTGGGTGGGCGAGTGAAACGAAAACAACTTCAGGTTTTAATAAATTTGCTTGCGAGTTGTCTGAAAGTTCTGCGCTGGGTCGTGCGCTCGCTAACTGGACTTACGCCAAAAAAGG